ATTTTCACACCGCTGAGACCCATCATCGGTACGCCGGCCGACAATGCAAACTTTCCGTTCGACACAGTTTCATCCAGTCAGTCTGTCACGGTCGCCCAGGATGCTGCACAACTGACGGCGGATACCGGTCCGATCGAGTGGGATTTCGTTAGCCCGACGTCCGCGGAGATCGTACAGGCTGGTCTCACACTCGTAATCACACCGCGGAACGTGATTATTACTATTCCGGTGGGTACGTACGGTATAACCGGGACGGTCGCGCCATACTATGCACCGTTTACGATTCGGGCAATCAATCCGGCCAAAATGGTGTCGACGGCGAGCAAGACGTTCAATCTGTACGTTCCGAAACCGCCGGTGTGGGAAGTAAGGAGTTCGGGTGCTGTTGTATCACCTGGTACCAACATACTCTTCGACAGTTCGCCGGCCGCATTCACCATCACGGTGACTCAAAAAACATCAACAACGCCGGTCAACTACGATGGTATCACGTACACGGACCCGGCTTCGTCGATCACTCTCACGTCCGGTACGGCTTCGATATCGCGGTCCGGTGACGTCTATACGATCACGGTGTCCCAGAATGCAGTGACGACAGGTCAATCGATAACATTCTCGGCAAAGAATTCGACAAACGGGATGGATCGGACCGTGACTCGGACGATCAACTTTATATGCTCGGGTCCGCCAGTGATCCGCCCCACCGACGAGTGGACACCACCCGCCTCATCTGACGTGTACGAGTTTGACACGAAGACTGCCGCCATAACGATCGACGCGAAATACACGTCGGGTTTGCCGCTCACGAACATCGTGACGAATGCCCTGCCGTCCGGGTTTACGTTCGTGGCAGGGTCGTCGACATCTACTCAATCGACCTTTACCGTTGCCAAGGAGGCCAACATCGACGCTGCGGTGGTCCAGTTAAACCTCAACACGGCTGCCATGGCCTCGGGTACTTACGTGACGAAAACTTTCACGGTCAAGGCGGCGGCTCAACCGGCACTCGGATCTCCGACCCAGACCGGTACGCTCGATACGACGTCAAGCACACAGATAATCACAATCACTGCGGCGACAACGCCGAAATCGATCGTCACTGATTGGACTTTTACCGCGGACGACGGTTCAGTCCTCGCGGATCTCGGGATCACGACAACGGAGGTTACTGGTGATACATCGGGCGGCCTTGTCAAGTTGTCAATCACTATAGCTCAGACAAAAAGATTCACGGCCAGAAACTTTACAGCCACGGCGAGGACGTGCGTCAGCACAATCACGGGTGTACAGCAATTCAGTCTCGGTGCGCTCTATTATGTCGCACCGACTGTTTCATCTTTGTCATATTATCCCGGATCATTCCAGTTAGACCTAAGCACCGCCGTAGGTGAAGCGACTGTCACAAATTTTGCACAGTCTGGATCTGTTACTTGGTCGGTAAGTCCCGCAAATGCCGGTGCATCGTTCGACGGTGCACAGCTTATATATTCGGCGTATGCTCTTTATCCTGCGACGACCTATACACTCACCGCGACAAATACAAATATAGGCGGAACGCCCCTGTCCGGATCGGCAACGATCGCCGTACCTCGGCTATATAAGCGATGGAGTGTTTGGAGTGGGGGGCAAATTGACTTCTCTATACCTACCAGTGGTACATACTCGTATATCGTCGTAGGCGGAGGTGGGCGCGGCGCTCCGGCTGTAGAAAGTAAGGTTGGAGGCGGTGGCGGTGGCGGAGCAGTTCTGACGGGTTCGGTCAGTATGTCAACTGGACTCAACCACGCTTTCTTCGTTGCACGTGGAGGTGTATCTGATGTACCTAATGGAGGGGCGAGCTATTTAAGTGTAAATGCAAATGCCACTGTCATCGTCGCAAATGGCGGGCAGCAAGGTCTAAATGCAGCTGCAAATATTTTCCCAGGTGGGAACGGTGGTGCATCTGGAAGCGGTCGCACCGGAGGTCTCGGCGCTGGCAACGCTTCATTCAATGCAGCTGGTGGGGGTGGGGGTGGTGCATCGGCAAATGGCGGGAACGGCGGAGTCCCTGCTCAGACCAATGGTGGTGCGGGTGGTGCGGGAGTTAGTATCAGTTTCCCGGGTAATACTCTCAGCGTAGGAGGCGGAGGAGGCGGATCGGGACAAACTCAAGGGCAGGGGGTGGACGGTGGAGGTAAGGGAGGTGACATTTTTGACATAACTGAGCCATATCCAACGAGTGGAACTGATGGAACAGGCGGTGGCGGTGGCGGTGGAACATACACAACTGTAGCCGATGGCGGACAACTTAAACAGCCCGGCAATGGTGGATCCGGTACAGTAATTTTATTTAACGCGACGGCATAAATATCTCGGTAAAACGTAATGCAGATCTGGAAGTGGCTCGTGATCATCGGTCTGCTCTTTCTGATCACGTACAATCCGAGTACGCGTACTATGGCCAAATATTTTGACGAGTCTACAGTAGAGTCGGAGAATGTCTACATCTCCGCAAGGCCCTCGCGAGAGGCACAAAGCGATAGCGGTCCCAGTGACGATGATCGGTGACCGCCCCCATATGCTCATCGTCCACGACCGCCGGTACAAGGAGTGGACCTTTGTAACAGGCGGGTGTCGACGACGCGAGGTATACAACCCCCTCCGGTGTGCCATCCGTGAACTTCACGAGGAGACCAGGGGGATCATCGACGTCAAGAGCGGGTCGTACACGTACTTTCGGTTCACGACCAACTATAAAGGTCCAGGGGATACCGAGGCTGACGCCGACACCGTGAGTGTCTACCACGTCTACATCCTCGACCTCCCCATGACGGCCATCGAACAAAAGTATACGATCCAGCGGTTCAACGAGGAGAAGAACAAGATGGAGACGTCCCAGGTGCCCTTCAAAAAGAATCACGACGAAAACACGGCGATGATATGGGACACGCTCGAGGGGATCACCGCCCGTAAGGATCTGTGGATCCTCATCCGGGAGTGCATCCTCAACAACCCAGACTTTCCCAAGGCGCTTCACGCGTCCCAGAAAACGTCATTTTATCTCCGTTCATAAGACAGGGATGACCAAACCAAAGCGTGCCTTTGCCGAGATGCTCGTGGCTGCACGAGGATCCGGTGACGCCGATGATATCTGCGAGAATATGAACCTCATGGATATCATTTACGAACTAAAACGTCTGGAAAAGGAGGAACAGCCCGAGCCCGTACCAGAGCCCGTACCAGAGCCCGTACCAGAGCCCGTACCAGAGCCCGTACCAGTGCAGCCTCCTCCTCAGCGTGTCTTCCGACCAAACTTCTGGAGTCGTCTCGCCAACGAAGATGACGAAGACTAGTGCCTCGTAGGCACTAGGACTAAATTCTTGGCCTTTAGTAACATGGTTGGCAAGATCAAGAAATGGCACATTGCATCAGCCATCGCAATTATCGCGATTTTGGCACTCATCGTCGTACTCGTGTCCCGCCGCATGGGGTCTCGACTCGATGCAGCACCGCCTCAGTGCCCGGCCATTCCGATCGGTGACCCTCTGACGTCGTATACGCAGAGCAGCAACTGTGTCGTCACGTGCTCGACGTCAGACTCGAATGCGAGTGTCATTCAGGAGACGTCGGGGGCGTGTCGCTCGGCGTGCAAGCCCGGGTACGTCAAGTCATTGACGACCGGCATGTGCTCCGTGTCAGCCCAGGCGTCTCAGTCGACGATCGACGGTCTGAAGCTCCAGCTCATGAATGTCACGGATCCGCTCATGAAGAAACAACTGTCTGACCAAATTACCATGCTCCAATCTCGCGTCGATGCCGCAAAATCTTCTATGCCCCAAGCAAGATGAAGGATGCAGTGAAGCTCGCCGCCGGCCTTGTCGCCCTTTACGTGGTGCTCACGTGGTCGTACGCCGGGTACACGCCGCCGCCCAGTCAGATGGAGGAGACGGTCGCCGACCGTGCGTTCAAGACGCCCTACGCGCGCCCTTAGAAGAATGTCTCGCTAAGACAACAAGATGGCCGCTGTGATTACAAAACCACCTCGACCTGCGCCGGCCCGAACAACCTACGGAAATCGTAAGCTGTTCACGCTCCATTCCGGCTCAAATGACGTTTTCGCGTGGCGGCTCGATGACCAGCGTGTCAAGACGGCGACGGTTGCTTTTCGACGCAGGGGGGATGCGACACTCATGGCGTATATGATCGAGCGACATGTCAAGCAGGAGAACAGGTGGCCGGATGTTCTCATGGTGGACAATGCATTCAGTCTTTTTGGCGGGAAAATCAATCCCATGCAAGAAAATAGTCTGATTGAGGTGCGCTCATGGAACATGGATTCGCTCCAGGTGTTTTGTGTCGATGCATACCTCGATTTGATCGTACTCAACGAATTCAACGAGGCGTACAACAAGTACAAGCTGTCAGGTGAAGTCATCAAGTTGACCATTCCTGACGAGCTCTATGCGCTCAAGATTGCCGAGCTCTACAACCTCCCGAGTTTCGTGAAGGAGGTTGGGCTTGACGAAGAGTAAACTTACTCCTCCGCAACGGGCGCCATAGGAATGTACGCCTTCCCGGACAAGACCGCCTTGGAATATGCCATGGCAATGACAAAGTGAATGTGAGGCCAATCGAGCGCCTCCACCTCATTCACTTTGACACCCATGGGGTTTGACTGAATTTCGCGAACCAGCTGTTGATGCTTATGTGCATCACCGAGCGTATCGGCCATGATGGTCATCTTCTGCAGCCACTTGACGTGACTCTCGTTCGTCGGAACAAACGCCTTGATAAACTTGGAGGTGATGGTGACGGCAGCCATTGTATGGATTGACCCTCAATACTTTAAGGCATAAAAATACAGCGGAGAATCCCTAATCAGCTCGCCCCCGTGTCCACAATTCACTCCCGTTTTACGCGTAGTTCAGGTCGCGCCGAATCATACACTCGACGAGCTCTTCGAACGTAATCTTCGGAGCCCATCCGGTCAACGTACGGAATGCGGTTGAATCACCGATGAGCGCATCAACCTCGGCCGGCCGATAAAATGCCGGATCGATGACAATCAGTGTATCACCGGTCAGTGCGTTGATACCAACCTCCTGTTCCGCATCGCCTCGCCACTCGATCGCGGTGCCGGCGTGCTTGAATGCGAGCTCTATAAACTCACGGACCGAGTGCGTCTCGCCCGTCGCCACGACGTAATCGTCCGCGGTCTCCACTTGGAGCATGAGCCACATCGCCTCGACGTAATCGCGTGCGTGACCCCAGTCGCGCTTTGCATCCAGGTTCCCAAGCCGGATCGGAAATTTGTGTCCCCCGATCGCCTTGGTAATTTTGCGCGTCACAAACTCCTCACCACGACGTTCCGACTCGTGGTTGAACAGAATGCCGGTACAGGCGTACATGCCGTACGCCTCGCGGTAGTTTTTCGTGATCCAGTAGGCGTAGACTTTCGAGACGCCGTACGGGCTCCGAGGCCAAAACGGCGTCGTCTCAGTTTGAGGCGTCTCTTGGACCTTGCCAAACATCTCGGACGTACCCGCCTGGTAGAAGCGGAAACGCTTGTCGTTCACCTGATGGATCGCCTCGAGCCAACGGAGCGCCCCGAGCGAGTTGACGTTCGAGGCCCACTCGGGTTGTTCGAATGAAACCTTGACGTGCGACTGGGCCGCCAGGTTGTACACCTCGATCTGGTCCCAATGAGGCACGGCCGCAAGTTCCTGGATCAGCGTCGTGATCCGCAGCGAATCAGTCATGTCGCCGCGGACTATGTGAAAGTTGGGATTCATAGACACGTCGATCGTCAGACGCTCCATCTTCGCCTCGCTCGTATACCGTGCAAAGCCGTACACCGTGTAGCCCTTCTCGAGCAGAAACTCGGCGAGGTATGACCCATCCTGACCAGCAACGCCCGTGATGATTGCGGCACGAAGAGCCATCTTCTTTAAAAGGTCTCCAAGCCTTTAACACCTGCGACGAGATCAGCCACTTTGAGCGCCGTGTATGCCAGTGGCTCGATCGGGTATTCGTCCGGCTCGATAAACAGGGTATCGTCGGCGTCCTCGATGTACGGCATGTATCGGGGAATCACGGGATGTTCCTGTGGCGTAAGCAGAAGCGCGAGCATGTACACGAACCGGAGCTTTTGCCAATAGGTCATCTTGATCGGTATGCGATGGAGATCCCACAACGCTCTCATCATCTAAACTTTCAGGACGTTTTTAATCCATGTGGGACAACGAGGGTACGCGCCTGTTGCGTGAAGTGATTCTGCCTCGGCTTGATGCACATGAGGCTGAGCTCCGTGAGCTCCGTGCAGTGACGTGGCCAGTGTGTCAAGGTATGCTCGACGACAAAATGCCGTTCAAAAACGTTGAAAAAAAGCGCCGGTTTCTACGATGGCTTGACGTTGATGAGATTCAACGCCTTTTGCGACTCAAGGCGCGCTGGTGTGGCACGGACACCGTGTCGTGTGATGAGGAGCTCCGCATGATTACTGTCGTTTCTTGATGACAAATATGCCTATACCGTTCCAAAAGCCAGACACCGCTTCCCCGAAACCTTCGGGATACGTCACCTCGGACGTCTGAATGACGTGCGCATTCACGTCGCGGAGTGCATCCATCGTCCCCCTCTTTACATCTGGTATGCTCCAATCATCAATCAGAATGATTGCATCATCGGCCAGTGCATGCCACGCGTACGTAATCGCCTTGTAATGATCTTCGTAGGCGTGTGCTCCGTCGTACAAGTAAATGTCGATCGGGGCTTTCAGATCCACCGTGAAGAAATCAGCCTCGATCACGTCAACACTCTTAATGTCGAACGTCTCCATATTCTTCAAAAAATCACCTCGCGGGTCTATATCGTGTGGCAGTTTCGTCACGGGGTCGAGCTCGAATGACGTGTTGAACTCGGACCAGTTGTCGACGACGGTCGCGTGCGTCGTCTCTTCATTCTTGTACATGGCTGACACGAGCGACGAACCTTTCCATGTACCCACCTCGAGATACTCCGTCTTGCGCCCAGGTGTTTCGAGCGAACACATGTTGTTGTAAAAATGACGGGTCAACGTACCCGTCATGCCGTCGAGCGCGAGTATCTGATTCGACAGTCTATTACTGTCGAGCTTTGCAAAACAGTCAATGACGTGTCGTGTCAGACGAGTATCTTCGTGCGTCGTCCGGGTCAGGTATGGTAAAACCATGTTTTTTATCATCTCACTGCGAATCTGATCAAACATACTGGATGAACAGAGTCACGCATCCTTAAAGTGTTTCCCATCCCGGCGGCATGACCGTACCGGGCGGCGTCAGAATGAGCTTCGTACGACCGTCGTGGTGATACCCCTCCTTGATGAAACGCTCATAGTCGTCGAGGGTCTGGTGTTCGTGCCGACCCGGATCCTTGGCGTGTGCGTACGTGTGAAGCTTGGTGTCGATGTGCTTCGCGTCACCAAAGCTGCTCAGATGCCACCCGGCGTACGGCACGTGCGGAAACCGCCACCGGTGATCCCGGAAGAAATTGGGTTCGAGCGTCCGGTACTCCTTTGCGTACGTCATCACCGTACCGAACCATGGTTCGCCCGTAAACGTGTACTTGAACGAGTACTCAAACATGTGCATGTGACACGTCGTCGTACGACCGTTCAGCATCTTTGCCACGCTCATGTTTGGAATCTCATCCACGTCAGAAATCATCACGGTCGCATCGTCAGGTACATCCTCGAGTCCATCCAGTGAACAGTGACGCTGGTACTTTTCGCGCGACCACGGATTATCGTCGGTCGGCATGTTTCGCGCGACGACGTGTGTAATCTTGTGAGCCCACTTGGTGTACCGATCCTTGTTCTGTTCGTAAATGAGCGCCTTGGGTGTCCCGGCATGGGTCACCTCTGACTCGACGAGGACGAACCGATCCACGTGCGAATCGAGCAACGAGAGTCGGAGCTCGAGAACATCGAGCTCGTTATAGAACATAAAGCAGTCGACCAGCATAAAGGAACTACACGTCACTGTTTTAGATGAAGATCCATAAAGTTCTTTTCGTGAGCGATTCGAATCTTACGTACCTGGGCTTTTGGCCGTCGGTTCACCGATATTACACAGAGACACTCGGATTGACCTGCAAGCTCTTTTTTATCGGAGAGCCCGATTCACAGACGACGCCGTACCTCGTCGGCGATGTACAGGTTGTCCCGCAGATTCCAGATATCCCGGTGATCATCCAGGCGCTTTGGGCCAAGTTCTGGTACACGCAGACCGAACCGGACACTAACTGGCTCATCGGCGACATTGACATGTACATCCTGGATAAGGCTCGGCTGTTTTCCACTCTCGACAAGATTCCCGAGGGGGGCTACGGTCACATTCACATGGTTGACCAGGATGGCAAGCCGTACTTTCCGGGGTATCACCATGTCGCCAGTGGCCGCAAGTTCAAAGAGTGCCTCGAGCTCACCGACGATTTCGAAGCCGAGTGTCGGGCGATCCAAACCTCTAAAAAGTATGGGATTTTCGGTCAGAACATCCCTCAGCGCATCAAGGACAAGAAGGACTACGAGTACATATGCTGTGAGGAGCAGCTGTCGACTGAACGTTTGCTGAAGCGTCTACCGGAGCTCACCCTGCTGTACGTTCCGACCAACCACGTGCGTCTTGAAACCCCGTGGGCGCGCTGCGGCGAGGTGACACCTGTAAACTTTGATCTCGTCAGTTTTTTCAAGACGCGACCAAAGGAGGAATGGTCCGATTTTCACTGCCCGCGCCCCTATTCGCAGTGGGGTTCCCAGATTGAAGAGATTGTCAGACAGTACTAGTTCTGAACAATCTCCCATGGTACACCGCCATATTGCGCCGCCATATATCCAAATGTAGACATGCCCGGGCAGCCCGGAAAGTTGCCCCCGGTGACAAACACGCGCGGGCACATGCTCAGTAGGAAAAAGTCTAGAAAGATGTTCCGGCGATCCTTCGTCGGCGCTGCAGGGCATTCACCGTGCACCACAGCAATCGTCGTGTCGAGCGTCCGGGCACCGTAAAACTCACGCTTCGTCTCCGGTGAATCGCTCGCCAGAAACACCGGTCCAAAGTTCTCGGCAATCGACTTGAACCGTGCGACCGCCGCGTCATTGGCAAACGTGTCACTGTCCACCTCGACAATGACCCGACTGTCCTTGGCAGATGCGCCGCGCCGAACGTGAAGGCCGGACGAAACCCCCTTGATGATCGAGGCGTGCTCCTTGAGCACCTCCTTGAGCTCGTCGGACGGCTCGATGAGGAAACGTACAAGCGAGTGAACATCCTTGATCGTCTGTGGATTGATGAAAATCTTGGGATCGTAGACTGACTTGATACCAGTCAAGCTCGTCGTCGGAAACTTGAACTTGAGCCAGCGGCCCACCTCGTAATCACCGATCGAGTCGTGGACCACCCCCTCCACGACGAGTCGATCCTTGTAAAAATCAGTCAGGTAGATGAGCGTGTTTGCGAGCCCGTGACCCTTGCGCGGGTACATGATCGTGATGGCGTTCCGATACTCTTCAACCAAGTCCTGAAACTTGTACTTGGTCAGGGTGTCGAATGTTTCGACATACTTGCGCCAATTGCCGGTACACTGACCGGTTGTCGAGTCGCCACCTTCACCGATCGACGTCTGGTGCGCGACGTAGCGAAGCAGGAGCTGCTTCCCTCTGCTCATGAGAAAACCGTGCTGGGCCATGTCGATCGAGTAGTCAAAGTTAGCCTGGGACGAATATTCGTCGGCAAACTTCTTCGAGACCCAGAACGCTTCGCACCCACCCGGGTTATTAATGGAAAGCGTCTGTACAGCGCTCGGCTTGACATTCTGCTGAAACGTCGACTCGAGCATATGAACCCCGGCACCGAAGCGCAAGAGACCGACGTCGAGTGGGAACGTCATCGGATCCAGTTTGTCAAACTCGGGGTCGAGTACGACGTCATCCTCGAAGATGATCGCCTCCTCGATGTTCTGATCGACAATGTCACGCATGATCCAGTACTGCTTGACGGCACTGGCAATCTGGCCGAGCGGCATGGGTGACATGGTCTTCACCTTGACCCACTTGCAAAAGTGGTCATCCTTGTTCAGACCCTCGATCCATGTCACGTCATCGAGCGAAATGCCGCGCTCGACAAACTGTGCACGAAGGTTTATTTTACGCTCTGGGCGTTTGGGGTAGTGGATGACGTAGTACTTCATTTGTGTCTATGGCGTCCGTTCGCTCTATGCCCCGTGATCCGTCCGAGGCTTCTCGTCGATTGTGTAGCCGCGTCCCATGTGTTCATCGGCTGTCCGTGAATCGGCCATCCACCCGTGTTCGCGGTAGCCGTGCTGGAAACAGTCGCGTTCGTATGCCGGCCAGATGTGCCGACCGAGGAATATCTGATCCATGTTGTACTGATGGGTCCCTTCGTAAAGCATGGCGATCGTCTTGTGGTATTCGGGCAAAGGTCCACG